AAAGAATTTGCAAAAAATGGAGATTTAGACCCAAAATTTGTTTCGGCACTTGAACAACATCAAGAGAGATTAGCAAAAATTACAGAAAACTACGAAATACCAAGTGAAGAAGCAGAAAAGGCAATCAATGATTCTTATAATAGAATGATGACAGAACTTCATGAGGCAGATTCAGATGCAGCATCGGCAGTTTTAAAACAACTTGCTGAAAATAGATTGTATGAAGTAGAACTTGCTCGTGGTGAAGAAGTTTACCTACCATCAAATGGTTCTTTTCCAGGTGGTGATAAAATTAAAGTAGATACTCTTGAACGAGTTTCCCTTGTGAGTTGTAAATGGGGTAAAAGTGGTAGAACTTATGGTTGTCCTGCAAACGCTAAAGCAGTAACATCACTACATCCAAATCCAAAAAAGAGAAATAATCAAGGTCAATATGTAGGCGAAGATGGATATACTCTTTTAGTAAATGATGACTTAATAAAAGGAAACACTACCCAAGAAACTCAAGACAAAACTGTCAAGTTTATGAAAGATACTTTACGAGAAGTTGGATTAGATGGTGTATTTACTGAAGAAGAATACCAAGAAATAGCAAAAATTACTACCGAGTATTTAGAATTTATCGAGAGTATAAAACGAGAACTTGAAGGAACTAAACCTGCAGAACTATACTGGCAGTTATTTAATGAAAAAATCCAAAAGTTTGAAGACGAGATTTCAGAGAGATTGGGAAATCTTATTGGAGAAGATAAAATTGCTCAATTGATTGGAGAAAATAATAAATCTGCCTTAGGACCAAAAGGAACAATTAGACCACAAAACTTATTATCTGCTATTGAAATTGCGAATAACATTAGAACTTCTGATGGATATGGGTTAGAACATAATAAACAGTATTTTGAAAAAGGTGGTAACCCAAAATTCCAAACCGATATGGGTACTGCAAACCCCAACGATTATTCAATTACTTTCAGAGATAAGAGAACTCCTGGTAGAACCGGTGGTGGTTGTCAATTATCATTTACAGGTGATGGTGGTGATGTAATTGATACTTATCTTGGTGAGGATGGAATCCAATCTGACCAGGCCGGAACTTCTAAATTTGATTAAAAACTGATATAAGTCAGTTTTACTCCTTTGGTTTTATAATTTTATATTTATTATAAACCCATTAGATTAGGAGACCATAATGCAAACCCAATTACTTTGCACATTTACAACAAAGGACGAGTTACAGAATACCTTACAACTTATTAGAGAAACATACCATATAGTTTATAACTATATTTATGTTCTTCAAAATAAAGGTAATTTAGATGAGTTATTTGTTACATACAATATAGATACACAATATCAGCCAACTTATCCTTTACGCGATACAATTTTGGTTCATAGAAAAAAACAATCAAATACTTTATATACCATTAACAGCTTGAACGAGGTAGTAAAGGAATTGAATGGTGGTATTTTAGATAAAAACTTTACAGTTGATTGGGATAAATTTAAAAATTGTATTATCGTTACCAACACCGAGGGAGTTAAAAAAATATCTACCCGAATTTACGAGGTTATTGAATTTAACCAAAAATAATTTAGTACTTTTACAAGTAAGGTATGAAATATTACTACTTATATCAAATTTTTACTAAAATAATTTAAAAAACATTTGGAATTACGAAAAAAATATCTTATATTTACTATGTAAAAAATGAGATATGACCCGTAAAGAAATTCAAACAATTACCGAAGAAGTTTATAACAAAGTAATCAACCACTATGGCGAATCTAACCACCATGTGGATGTTCCTTTTGTGGCAATTGAAGATACACCTTACTCTGATGCTGATGTTCCTAAAGACCTTTATGGCGAGTATTGTGGTATGATGAATGAAATCACTTTATATTGGAAAAACATTCCTTCATTAGAGGTTCTTATCAGAACTTTGGTACATGAGTACCAACACTACCTTCAATCTCCTTCTTGGATGAAACGATATTATAATATGGGTTATAATTATAATGACCATCCATATGAGGTTCAGGCATTCGATGAAGAAGAAAATTGGAAATTATTTGTATAATCAAAAATAAAATAGTATCTTTGTAAAAAAATAAAAGTTATGGCAAAAGAAGAAAACACATCACCCAAGGTTGTATCACATTCACCAACTCGTTCTCATAAACTAAACATAAAACCTGTAAATGAGGAAGAATACGAAGTAATCAGATATGATAATCCCGAAATAGTAGAGGAGGTTGAAAAACTATACCCCGAAACTACTATGGAATTCAAACGAATCTTGTTTGACCAATACGAGTTATTTTGTAAAAAACAACTTAACTACGGACCATCTAATATTTCAGTAGGTTCAAGTTTGGAAACTCCCGAAGAAATTAAAGTTTCCTTGACAGGACTTTGGTTCCGAATGAACGATAAGATTAACCGATTAAAACAACTTGTGGTAATGGGTGGTAAGGATTCAGTTGGTGAATCAATCCAAGACACTTATCAAGACCTTTCGGTTTATGGTATTATTGCTCAAATCGTAAAAAACGGTAAGTGGGGCAAATAAAATCCTTATTAGAAACTATACGAGAGGTAAAGGGGGTGGAACTCCAACATCCAAATAAACTTATCTTATATAAAGTTTATGAGAGGGATTCGTTAATCTATATAGGTATTGGTGGTAAAGGTAAAAGAAAGCCAAGTGGTAGAATTATGGAACATTACAAATCTACCATGCCATCTTCTTTCAAGTGGAAAATTTTAGAACGAGAGTGGTTAAAAGGAAAAACACGAGAAGACGCTGAAACTACTTGGAATAGTTTAGTTTGGGATTATGAACTTGGTGATAAGGATTATATAGAAACCAAAGAACAAGAACTTATAAAAAAATATCAACCACCTTATAATATTGAATTTAAGTAAAATTAAAAATAAAATAATTAGGAAGTTTAAATAAATTTTTGTATCTTTACATAGTAAAACTTAAAAGGATAAAGGTATGGACAATTTAGACATTTATGTAGATTTTATAGAATCTAAAATAAAAGAAGCAAATTCCTATTCAAAAGAAAGTAAGATGGGAATGGTTCGTTCAACGATGAAAGAATCAGTAGAAGGATTACTTGATTTAATTTGGGAAACTGAACGAGGTGGTCAATCAAAGAAAAATGATTTTATTGAATCAACAAGTAAAAGTGGAATCACTTTAAACTTTCAAGTAGATAGACACCTTTATAATAAAGATGGTAAATTAGAAAAAATTGGAGAGTGTAAAGCTTATTTAGATAGATGTTTTATGGAAAGAGCATCATCCGATTTTCGTAGAATTATAGATGGTTCTAATTTAAAACCAAAAACATTTATCCTTTCTTTGGAGAATGCAATATCCGATAAGGCATTTAATTATTATATGGATGAGGGTAATGTTGGTAGAGTTTTTTATCTATTAGATGGTAAAAGAAGTCCTATTAAACCAATTTGGAAAGATGAGTTTTCAAAGAAAGTTAATAAACAATCTTTACAAGAATTTGTTGAATATATTAACGAAATTTAACACTAAAAAATATACGAAAATCGGTAAATCGTATATTTATATGTACACACCGCGAGTAGGACAGACTCGTAAATAAAACCATAAAACAAATTAATTAATTAACTTTAAAAGGAAAAAAAGATGGCATTAGACATTAACGCAATCAGAGGTAGACTGAACAAACTACAAAACACACAACGTAAAACTGACACTCTTTGGAAACCGACACCAGGAAAACACCAAGTCAGAATCGTACCTTACAAGTTCAACAAAGACAACCCATTTATTGAACTTTACTTTCACTACAACATTAACAACAAAACTTATCTTTCACCACAATCATTTGGACGCCCAGACCCAATATGCGAGTTCGCTGACAAGTTAAAGCGTATGGGTGATAAAGAAGATTGGAAAGCCGCTAAGGCTATGGAGCCAAAGTTAAGAACTTTCGTACCTGTTATCGTTCGTGGTGAAGAAGGAGAAGGAGTTCGTTTTTGGGGATTCGGTAAAACTGTATATCAAGAGATTCTTGGTTATATTGCAGACCCCGATTATGGTGATATCACCGACCCAACAACAGGTAGAGATTTAACAGTAGAATACATTTCTGCAGAAGATGCAGGAACTTCTTATCCTACAACAACTCTACGAGTAAAACCAAACCAAACACCACTTTCAGAAGACACAACTCGTGCTACTTCATTCTTGGATGACCAAACTGCTATTACAGATTTGTATCAAGAATTATCTTATGATGAATTAAAAGGTGTATTAGAAGGTTGGTTAAACCCAAGTGCTGAAACAGAAGAAGGTGTTTCATCTGCTTCACAAGAAGTTCTTTCTCCAAAACAAACTCAATCAAGTGTAAGTACTGATATGGGTGGAGTTGTAGAAACTTCTACCAAGAAAACTGATGATGTAGCTGCTGCATTTGATGACCTATTCAACAATTAATTAGACCTTATTTATGGCAAAGAAACAAGAGCTAGATTTGGCAGATATATTAGCCGAATCACTAAACAAACAATCCAAAGACAATAAGGTAGCATTCTTCTTGGATGAAGATGAGGCACCGACCAATGTAGATGGTTGGGTATCTACCGGATGTGCAATGTTGGATGTTGCAATTTCTAACCGCCCTTATGGTGGGTTGCCAGTTGGTAGAATTGTTGAAGTAACTGGTTTAGAACAATCAGGTAAATCACTATTGTCCGCTCACCTCCTAGCCGAAACACAAAAGTTAGGAGGAGTTGCGGTACTAATCGATACAGAAACTGCAGTAAGTAGAGAATTTTTAGAAGCAATCGGTGTGGATGTGAAAAAATTACTTTATGTATCAGCAGATTCAGTTGAACAAATCTTTGATATGACCGAAACCATTATTGAAAAGGTTAGGGAAACATCAAAAGATAGATTAGTAACTATTGTAACCGATTCAGTTGCAGCTGCTTCAACCAAAGCAGAACTTGCATCGGATTATGGTAAAGATGGATATGCTACCGATAAAGCAATCATCATTTCAAAAGCGATGAGAAAAATTACCAACATGATTGGTAGACAGAAAATCCTTTTAGTTTATACGAATCAATTAAGACAAAAGATGAACGCAATGCCCTTTGGTGACCCTTGGACTACAAGTGGTGGTAAAGCCCTTGCATTTCACGCTTCCGTTCGTTTAAGATTAAAAGGAACAGGTCAAATCAAAATGAAAGTTGGTGGAAACGATAAGATTGTAGGAATGAAAGTTCGTGCACAAGTTGTTAAAAACAGAATGGGTCCACCACTTCGTTCAACCGATTTTGAAATTTACTTTGATAGAGGAATTGATAATTATGGTTCTTGGTTAACAGTAATGAAAGAAAACAAAGTAGTAAAACAAGCTGGTGCTTGGTACACTTATGTTGATACTGAAACAGGAGAAGAAGTAAAATTCCAATCAAAAGATTTCATTCTACTAATGGAAGAAAGAGAAGACTTGAGAGAGCAAATTTACAAAAAGATTTGTGAAGAAACTATCTTACAATACAAATCAGACACCTTGGATATTGACAGCATGGAAGTTACCATGGGTGGTGAAGGAATGGAAGATTAAAAAATAAGTTATGATTGAATTAAATTTACAAAAACTAGCAGTTAATCAAGCAGTGTCTTCGGTTGAAACTTTTTTACTCGGTGAAATTAAAAACAACGATAATTTTAAATTAAAAATTATTGCTGATAAATCACCCGAGCATCAAATTAGAATTATTAGAGAAGTTTTAGATAAACACGAACTTGAATGGGAATCGTCAACTAACGGAGAATTGGTAGTAAATTACACAAGGTTATGAGAAATATTTTATTGAACGCTGTTAGAAAACATGC